CTGGATATCGGCGGGGATGATTACCTGGGATACACAACCATATACCGTAACGACGAGGTGACGGCGGCATACAACGGTTATCAATTATCTTGTGACGGCAGCATATGGACTCCCCCGGAACCTGCCCCTGAACCCGAACCGGCGCCGGAGCCAACGCTTGAAGAATTGCGGGAGTCGAAGGTACAGGAAATGAATGCGCTGCAGCAGGCCGCAATCCAGAGCGGCGTTAATGTCACGCTGACAGATGGGACAGTGGAGCATTTCACATTGACGGAACATGACCAGACAAGCCTTGTAGGCCTGCAGAGCCAGGTGGCGGCCGGAGAGGATAACATTCCCTGGCACACCAGCGACGAGGGCGAACACTGTAAGTTTTATAGCAATGCAGATATGGGGCTGATTATTACGCAGGCTATGGCATGGGTGACATGGCACGTTACATATTTCCGGGACCTGCGCATATACATCCGCAGTTTGTCCACAAAAGAGGAAGTATCCGCCGTGACCTATGGCGTGGAGTTGCCGGAGGCATACCAGAGTGAGCCGTTGAAAGTGATGATTGCGGCTCAGGCAGTATGAGGGGGGTAAGGCCGCTGGTGCTGTGGTGCATCGGCGGCCTATTGTATGTGCTCTGCGAACTTGTGTTTCGCGGGCGGAGCCATTGGACTATGTTTATTGTGGGCGGCCTCTGCTTTTGGTTTATTGGGCTTATCAACGAGGTTATCCCCTGGGATATGCCGGTATGGCAGCAATGTATCATCGGGGCAGTTATTATAACTACGGTGGAGTTTATAGCCGGATGCATTATTAATATTTGGCTTGGCTGGCAGGTCTGGGATTACTCAGGGCTGCCTTTTAACGTTCTGGGGCAGATATGCTTGCCATTTACTGTGCTTTGGGGTTTTCTGGCGGCGGCCGGAATCATACTGGACGATTACCTGCGGTACTGGCTCTTTGGCGAGGATAAGCCGCATTACTCATGGAGGTGCACATGACGGACGAAGAGATTGCTGTAAAGCTTACAGTCCTGGAACAGGAGGCAAAATCCGCTAAACATCGTCTGGATGACTTGGAGGTGCAAAACCAAGCCATCCAGAACCTGGCCCTATCCGTCAAGGAACTCACCATCAATATGACACGGATGATGGAGGAGCAAGAGAAACAGGGTCAGGATATTGATGCATTGAAAGCGGAGCCTGCTAAGAGATGGAAGGATTCCACGAAAGCCCTGTTTACTGCAGCGTTGGGGGCTATTGGGGCGGCTATGGCGGGCGGAGTTATTTATTTAATAGCACAATTTATGAAATAGGAAAGGATGGATTGATTATGAAAAAGAGAAATTGGAAAGAGTGGGCCAAGCGTGCAGGAGTGAGGGCGATTAAAACCACGGCGCAGACTTTTGTGGCTACCATTGGTTCGGCTGCTGTATTAGGAGCGGTGAACTGGCCGATTGTGTTCAGCGCATCGGCGTTGGCCGGTATCTTGTCTCTGGCTACATCGGTGGCAGGCCTTCCGGAGTTGCCGGAACCTAAGACGCAGGAGACGGAGGGGGAGTAATCCCCTTCCTTTCTTTTTGGAGGAAAACTATGAGAATAAACATACACGCCGGGCATAATCCGGACGGAATGGCCGCCTGCGGTGCTGTGGGGCTTATCCGAGAGTCCACGGAAGCCCGGGCGGTGAAAGATAGGGTAATGGCACAATTGACCGCTATGGGCCATACAGTGCATGATTGCACCTGCAACAACGGCACGGGCAAGGAGGATGTACTCAAGCGTATTGTGGCAGCCTGTAATAGTCATGAGGTGGATATAGATGTGTCCATCCATTTCAACGCCGCAGCGAATCCGAAGCCGGACGGGAGGACAACGGGAACGGAAGTCCTGGTGTATGGCAAGGCTTCCCCCGCCGTCCCCTGGGCACAGCAGATAGCCGATAGCATAGCGGCGCTGGGATACCGTAACCGTGGCGTTAAGGAGCGCCCGGGGCTGTATGTCCTCAAGCATACCAAGGCACCGGCTCTGCTGGTTGAGTGCTGTTTTGTGGATGATCCGGACGATGTGGCGATATACAACGCTGACCGTATGGCTGCGGCTATTGTAGCCGGCATAACTGGACAGGCTGCAGAGACCACGGCAGATGCGGCAAGGTTGGCGGCAATGAGCCGGGAAGAATTTGTGGAGTACATTGGCCGGATGGCTGCGGCCGACATGCAGACATCCGGCATCCTGGCAAGCGTGACGGCGGCGCAAAGCATTCTGGAGTCGGGCTATGGTAAGTCAGAGCTGGCGCTGCAGGCGCTTAATCTGGGCGGGATGAAAGCGGAGCTGTCCGGCAATACATGGGCGTCAGCCTGGGACGGCCGTGTCTATATCAAGGATACAGCGGAGCAGCGAGAGGACGGCAGCTATTACACAATAACGGCGGCTTTTCGGTCTTATCCATCGGTGGCGGCATACTTAGCTGACCATTCCGCTTATCTGGCCGGGGCAAGGGCGGGAAGTGACCTGCGGTATGCTGGTGTAGTTGGTTGCAGAGATTACCGACAAGCATTCCAGATTCTGAAAGATGGCGGATATGCTACCTCCTTAGAATATGTAGGCAAGCTCTGTGCAGTGGTCGAGCGCTGGAACCTTACCCGGTTCGATGGTGTATCTCAGGAGCCGGATGGCAGCCTGTGGGCCAATATCGCTGGACTGTCATATACCTGGGCGGAGGCATCCAATTTTGGGCAGATGCTGGCTCAGAGCGGGATACGGACGGAGCTCCGGCGAGTAAACATATTGGAATGACGTGCGATGCTACACAATTAAAATAAAAGAGGGGATGTTTCCCCTCTTTTTTATGTAGATTAATCATCCTTTTCAGAAATTGATTTAGATGTTTTGGTATGTGCACTACGTGTACCTTTAATAAAAGTAGCAATAACCGAACTTATTCCAGCCATTCCAAGTATTGAACCAGATATTGCACCACTATTTTCAGGGACAAGAATAACAATAATTATAGCCGCAATTATACAACTTGCACCTAGAAAAAAAGCGAATAAAATGCCTAATAGACTATCTCTTGATTCTATATCTATTATTTTCTTTTCCATACTCTGACGATGTTTTGCCTGATTTTCAGCCATTGATAATATTCTGTCTGCTGAACCAGGAACAATATCCTCATATCCCTTCATGATACTGGGAGGAGGCAGCGGGCCACTAAATTCACTCATTACACTGGTTACAACTTGGCGAACCTGCTCTCTTTGTTCCTCCTCCATTTCAGCATCTACTTGAAGGCTGGCTTCCGGTTTAGTATCAGCTGCGGGCTTGCTTAAAACTTCCTGTGCCTTTTCGGATTGCGTTTCCGACATTTTCCCAATCACTCCTTAGTGCATCATAGTCTTTTTGCTTATTACCAGAAAGATCCGGCCATGTTTTTCCAACACCACCTAAATCTAGAACTTTGACATACCCATCAAGGAAATTTTTGCTTATTTTGATTTTCATATAATCACTCCTTTACAAGCATCGTTTCCATAAATAATACACATGTTACTAAAATGCATATTATTTTGTATTCTTATTATAACCTATCATATGTAAAAATCAATGAATAGTGTATTAATTTTTTTTCTATTTATTAAAATTTTTAACAATTTATATGTTTTTGTCTGCATATGGCGATATATGCTGATTTTTGCAAAAAAGTAGTTTGGTGTTGTATAAGTAACCAGACAGGGCGTAGCCGCTCTGGGGGTCCCCCAATACCTGGGGCGGTTGTTTATTTAAAAGCTTTTCTTTATGTGTTTGGCCTGCGGGAGGGATACCTGTAGAGCAATTAAAAAAGAACAAAAATAATAATCAATAATACGAAATAAATAAGTTTAAAAACTGAATAACTCGTGTTGCATTTCGTGTTGCATAGTATGGTATTATAATATAATTAAGCCGATTAAAATGCGAAAAACTGTATTATAATACAATGCATAATCCCGCATTTACGCCATTCCCCGTAAATACGGGATGTGTTTCTACCTATTATAATGGGTTCGAATCCCCCGTGCTTCATTCAGGGAAAAGACCGGGAATCCGCAATATCAGCGGGTTCTCGGTCTTTTTAACATTTCTTCAGAAAAGGCAAATCCCCAAAATATGACTCAAATCCGGCTCATTTCAGGAAATGCCAAAATGACCGGAAACCGGATCCCGGAATAAGGGCAGCTGCGGCGGCCGGAAGGTGAAGAGGAAGAACAGCAGCAGGTAAATAATAAGAAGAACGGCGCTGAGAAACGGCAGCATGCGGGTTTTTGTCCCGGACAGTGTTGTACCTGTGGTACTGATTTTTTTCTCAAGCAGGGCGCTTATCAGGAAGGCGAGCAGAATTCCCAGCAGGAAGACCATGATATCAAACGCCAGATGATTGGTGCCAAGCAATGCGGTATAGGCATAAAACAGCAGGGGAATGGCAGCCATGCCTGCGGTAAGCCCGGCTGTCCTGGCGGGGAGAAAGGAAGCCGGCCTGCGTGAGGCATGAAAATAATCCCAGACAGAAAACAGCAGGCCGGGAAAGAACAGCAGCTTGATATGCTCCCACACAGATTCATTTACCGGGGCAAACAGGCCCACGATGACGGCGCTTCCCGACCATTCATAAACAAAGTGGAGCAGCGTACCCGCCACTGCGGTAAAAAGTACGCCGTAGATTTCATAACGATATTTTTTCCAGAACATGAGAATTCCTTCTTTCTCTTTTATTTCTACAGAAAGTATTCCCTGTGAGCGCAGAAACACACATTTTTTATCAAAGCAGGATGAAATTGGAAAAATGAGTAGCTTTTAACATCTCAGGTATGGTATATTGATACAGTAAAGTGTTGTAGCGTGTCTTTCCTGATGAGGTAATATATATGCATAAAGGATACGTTTTTTCAAAATACGCATTGGATAAAGATTTAAAGGATATAGGAGGTCTCTGGAGCCGGATAGACTTCAGGGATTATATTATTACGCCTAAAAAGGTCTGGCTGATAAACCGTTGGTTCCAGGCGGGATGTTTTCTTCAGCAGCCTGCAAAGGGAATTAAGAGGCGGAAAAAATATGTGCGTCTTAAAGGCGGAGGCAGAATCGGTCTGACAATTTATGAGCCGGAGAATATCGGCAAGAATGCGCCCTGCCTGGTTTATTATCATGGAGGCGCTTTTGTGCTCAGGGACAGGCCATCTACACACCGTCTGGCACAGGTTTATACAAGAGAGGTAAGGTGCAAGGTGGTGATAGTGCATTACCGGCTTGGAAAGCCTTATCCTGAGCCTGTGAAGGACTGCTACAGGGCGCTGACCTGGGTGGCGCGCAATGCGGATGCCCTGGGGATAGATAGGGAGAGGATTGCAGTGATTGGAGACAGTGCGGGAGGCGCGCTGGCGGCGGCTGTAACTTTGATTGCCAGGGACAAGAAGGGGCCGTCCATCTGTTTCCAGATGCTGATTAATCCGGTGGCGGATAAGAACATGACCTCCTGGTCCATGCGGCAGTTTGTGGACTCCCCGGGGTGGAATGCGAATCTGAACCGGCAGATGTGGGATCTCTATATGAGAAAAGGGGATTATGGCAGGCCGGAATATGCCGCTCCCATGAGCGCGCCGTCACTGAAAGGACTGCCGCCTGCTTATGTGGAAACACAGGAAATCGACTGCCTCCGGGATGAGGGAAATGCTTATGCGGACAGGCTTGCAGCGGCCGGTGTCCCTGTGGAGCTCAATGAAATCAGGGGAACCTTTAACGGCTATGATGTTTATGACAAAAATAAGCTGGTACAGCTTTCCGTTACCCGGCGCTGCCTGGTGCTGAAGCGTGCCTTTGCTAAGATTCCGCTAATAACCCGCTCATGATACGTTAAGAAAACCGGTAAACCATAGTATCCCTGCCCTGTTTATGCTATTGTGTCAATTAAGAAGATACAACGGTATACAGGAGGAAAAAATTATGTGGGATATCTGGTCTGTTTTATCAATAGTGATTATTGCGGTTGGCGTAATCGGCGGTTTTTATTATGAGAATATCAGGAAATAAGAACAGAACCGGCCTGGAAGGATCGATGTAATACGGATGCAATCATGCATCTGCGTTACATTGGTCCTTATTTTATTTGTACTATCCGGATTCTGTATATACAGGCAGATATTATGCATGTTTTTTCTCGATAATAAGGAAAATATTCTTTCAATTTTTCGCAAAACAATGTAAAATATCAATAAGAATGCCGGCGGTGCGGCGGACGGGAGGAAGAAAGGGATGCAGAACGAATACAGGCTGATTGCGCTGGATATGGATGGAACACTGCTGAATTCCAGGCACGAGATTACGCCCCGGGCAAAACGGGCGATAGAGAAGATTCTGGCGCGGGGAAAACAGGTTGTTTTTTCTACCGGAAGATGTATTGGTGAGATGGAAACCTATCTGGAGGCTTTTCCGGGGATGCGGTATCTGATTTGTGAGAGCGGAGCCTGTGTCTATGATCTGCAGGAGAAAAAAAATATAGCCAGAATACCCATTTCTCCCCGTCTCGTATGCAAAATTATTTCCTGCATTAAGGATGCTGATATCATGGCTTCTTTTTTCATGGGAAACCGTTCCTTTATGGATGCGGCCTATATGAGCAGGCTGGAGGAATTCGGCCTTGGCGGCTTTGACGATGTGTTTGACCGGAGCGTGGTGCGGGTGGCGGCCCTGTTTGATTTTTACCAGGAAAATCCGCTGGAGGTGGAGAAAATCAATCTTTTTTTCAATAACAGAAAGGATCGGGCGGCGGCGCTGGCGAAAATGTCCCGGCTTCCTCTTTCCCTTGCAAGCTCCCTGGCGGGAAATCTGGAAATCAATGACCGGAAGGCGAATAAAGGAGAAGGGCTCAGGATACTGTGCGGGCATCTGGGAATTCCCATGGAGCAGGTAATTGCGGTAGGGGATAACAGCAACGATATCGGGCTGCTGCAGGCCGCCGGCCTGCCGGTGGCCGTGGGGAATGCGATTCCCGGAATCCGGGCGCTGGCCAGGATAGTTGCAGCCGACTGCGATCATGACGGAGCAGCAGCTGTGATGGAAGAATATATGCTGGCTTAAGGCAGGGAAACAGCTGCATCGGAAGGGATAAACAACAGAACAGGAACACAAAAGAGAAGACCGGGCCGTGCGGCGTCATACGCGGAATAAATGACGCTGCCGGGCACAGGGTCTTCTTTTTTTATAGGAAGAACGGCCCGATGTCAGTATCCTTCTGCATTTTTATACATTTTCCCGAAACAGAGGCAGTAAAAGGTGTGAAAATAAAATATTGCAGCTATTTGGAATGCCGGCATGTCCGGCTATGCAGGCCGGCGCCTTGCACTGACCATAAGAATGCTGATCGGGAGAGCAAAAATATACCAATGAAGGCGGAGCTGGGCGGGGGTGACAGTATCTGTAAAGGAGCTGAGACTCTGCAAAATATATAATAAATGAATTTTTTGTGCGTATTATACAGAAAAAAGTCTGTTTAAAGTCATCATAAATTGTGGAAAAAACTCATAATTATACAAAGTGCATATCAAAATTTAGAAAAATAAAAATAAATATAAAAAATATACAAATACACTATTGCAATTCAAAAAATGATGTGGTAATATACAACCATAGCAATTGGAAACGTTACCGACAACGTTCCCGATAACGGTTCCGGTAATGGAGCATTCAAAGAAAAGGAGAGGTAATTATGAAAAAGAAACTGATTAGTGCATTACTGAGCGTAGCAATGGTTTCTGCACTTCTGGCCGGCTGCGGATCAAGCGCAGGGACAGAGAGCAGCACACCGGCACCTGCCGATACACAG